CGTGCAGCTTTACGGTTATACATTCGCTGGAGGAAGAGTAAGGTGCAATTCATTAGAGAAATCGTTGGGGCACGAAGCTTCTCTACGTATTTGTTTTATAAGGAAACCCGTAGGTTTACCTTGCCAAGGTACAGGTCGCCAGTTCGAATCTGGTTTCCCGCTCCATTCACTCTAAGCCCCTGATTTATCAGGGGTTTTTTGTTTCTGAATGGCTTGAACCCATCCAGTGTACAGCTTTGGCTTTTTTAGTTTTGAACGACGTACCCAAAATCAAGGTTCAGTCCGCTCTCAACTTGCCCTCAATTCGACTTGCAGCGTCCAACTTATGAAAGTTGTTCATGTGAGTATAGCGCTGTAACGAATTAAGCGAACGCCATCCACCAATCTCCATCAGCTCACGAGTGTCAGTCTGAGCTTGGAAGTGCCATGTCGCAAACGTGTGTCGCATTGTATGAAAGCTTGTGCCCTTAGGTAGTCCGGCTAAGTCCACAGCCTTCCGCCAAGTCTTATTACAGACCGCGCTACGACTGAACGGCTTGCCGTTATTCTGAACAAAGACGCCATCAATCTTGCCTCGCAAAAATGGCCTGCGCTTTACCAATTCCTCTTGAGCACGCTCACGTCTTTTTAAGATGTCGCGTGCATCACCATTCAGAGGAATGAGTGCCGGCTTACCATTCTTTGTTTCGGTCGACTCAATCGACATGTACCTACCGTCCTTGCTTATCTGAGACCAGCGTAGTGTCCGTACGTTGTTGTTGCGTTGTCCGCAACTCAAAGCAAACTCCACCATGTCTGCTCTCAGCGGGTCTAGCCATCTCAGTAAAGATCTAACTTGACCCGGGTCTAAGTGCAACTCTCTCATCGCTTCCGGCAATGTCTCGATTTTTGGCACACCCTCAATGACTTCAAGCTTGTCCCGTGCGTAGCACAGTGTCAGCCGTAAGTACTTGAGGTACGTGTTCACAGTCGAGTTACTAAGGCCGTGCTCGTAAAGCAGCTCCTCTTGCAGATCGTTAATGTCTTTAGCCCGGATAGTAGAAATGTTTCTATTACCCCAGCGCTTGACCATCTGCTTGATCGCTAGTTTTGCCGCACGACTCTTATCATTACCTCTGCGTGTTTTTATTTTTAAATACCGCTCTGCTACATCTTTGAACTTCATATGACTCTCCGTGTGTATGAAGCCCCGCACCGCAGCTATACCTTATCAAAAAAAGGGGGGCGTTTCCGCCCCCAATCACAAGGAGCCACCTTTCGGGGCGGCACGTTTTTTAGTCACTGGTGTGCCAAGCCAGTCAGGAACTCGGGTACCTATCAGACCCGAGGACTAATTAACAACCTCGCCTTCTGCCACTTCCTCTGCCTCTTGGGGGAGGGGTTCCGGCAGAAGCTTTTTAGCATCAGCCAAGGTTGCATCTGCGCCAGCTCGAGCTGCCTCGAGTAGGGGTGCAAGGATTTGTATTGCTTGGTTAGCTTGTTGAACGAGTGCCAGCATCTGGCGTGGTCGCTCTCCAATCTCTTGAAAGTTGTACGACTTACCGTCGATACTAATTGTTTGATCACTCATCTTTTATGCTTACTCCTAGCGTTGTTTCGTAAAAGTTCATATGACCTTGGCGCTTGCACCAAGATCCTTGCTTGTGGGACAACCCTATTCTTGCTGAGGTCACCTCGCCCACATATCTCACAGAAGTCATCAGGCGTGTACCAGTACTCCTGAATTCCTACGAGGGCTATTGAGACTGTGGGGCTGACCTCTAGGATCTCACCACCAACAGTCATAAGTTGTTCAACACAGCCGTCTTTGGAATACACATTTAAGAGACAATCTTGCTTGCCCTTATGGTCCCTGACCCGTCGAACCCATATTTTGTGCTCGAACGTAGTCTCTGGACTTTGGGGGTCCATGTTCTTTCCCCCGTATAAGACACTATCGACAGCTCGTGTTAGCCGTAAACCCATATCAATACCTTTAAAACGGAATGTCTTCCTCGGGAAAGTCAGCTTGCTGTGGTGCAGGCTGTGGTGCAGGCTGTGGGGCTGGCTTGTTTGCAGGTTTAGTAGGTAACCAGTACTCGACGTTCAGCTGAGAGACTGCGCCATCGCGCTTCTGTTCAGCAACATCTAGATTGTATTTAATGGCCTCACCGCCATTTATATCGAGTGCTCCCTGCATCTCATCGATCACGTCCTGATCGATCTTCAGCCAACCGTTGAAGCTTGGAATCTTCAGCGCTTGCTGCTCTTTACTAAGATCTGTAAACCAGCTGTACTGCTTGAGATGGTTGTACTTCTCAAGTTTTTTCTCTCGATCTAGCGGGTAAAGGCGCCCCTTACCAGCCTTAATTGCCTCGAAGGCAGTAGGTTTATTTTGCATTAGTCATCTCCGATTGATTTGATTGATGATTGCAGTGAATTACTCTGCCGACGCCATTCGTCGATAGAGCTATCTTTCTCTAGCAGGGCTTGTTCCCCGCCAAGAAATTCAAATGCCCCGCGGAAATCCACCGGAGGAGTTTTCTTGATGACCTGTATAGACACGAATCCGTTGGTGATTGACCGCTCGTACTTTTTAACTAGCTCTTTCTTGAGTGCGTCACGGCTAGCCTTGAGGTGGTCTAGGTCTTGAAGTGCTTGATAGTTCATGACCTCAATCTCATTGATCTTGCCTTGAATGTCGGCAAGCTCAGACATCTGGTCATCTTGGATTTCATCGTAGTCAGGCTTCAGCGGATCAAGGTGCTTTTGAGCCCGTTCAGGATCGGCAGCCTCAGCTTGAATGAAGTCATACCAAGCCTTGAACAAATCAAGTCTAGTGACGGACCCCTTTTTTGGTGTTGGCAACAGCCTTCCTTCAAGCTCCTCGTCCAACCAATCCCAGTTGCGCTCTACTCTATCGATGTGCCATTGGCCTTCAGCCTGTGGATCGGTCGCTAAGTAGCACATGAAGTCACACCAATCTAGGTCACAGACCTCCATGACCATGTGGCACTGCCATAAATACATGATTCGCTTTTCGTCAAAGACAGAGTAAGGCGCCTTGGTCCACTTAGGATAGGGGCACTTGAACTCGGCACAGCCTTCAATACCAATCAGACCATCAGGCGATGCGGCTAGGAACGAGTGCTTTGAATGTACGACCAAGCCAGTCTCATCAACTTTGTACCGTTGAATTTGCTCAAGCTTGACGCGGGCATAGTCCTCCATCATGGAGCCATGCTCTACTGCCGCGTTGGTTTGAAACTCAGACTCAGCACCAAGGATAGCCCTTACCTCTTGGCGGACAACTTCCTCGACCTTCATGTAAGGGTGCTTGTTCTCATAAGCAGCGCAGATACTTGCTTTGATCAGGCCAGCTCTGGCTTTTAGCCACCCCTCAGAACCTTGGGGGTGCATCATGCTGACCACCCCTTCTTGCTACAGACCTCTTCCCACCGATTGAGACGGTAGTCTTCCAGACCGCGAGACTTCAGAGCCTTAACATATCGATCAAACATTTTTTGACCGGCAGTTTTTGTTCGCGCCTTTTGGATTTCTTCGAGGCTGGTCATCCAAAGCCTATCAATGCTGTTCCTGACTTTTGAGTCCGCTTCTGTGTCGTCCGTGGGTAAAACATCCCCAGAGGACTGGTCAGTGACTTCTTCTACAACTTCCGGCTCTTCTGCCGTTGGCTTCTTGAGCCACAGTTGATGGCCAAGGCCGAACTCAGCCATCGCCTTAACGCGACACCTTTGCTTGGCGGTGTTTATTTGAAAGCTGTTTGGGTTGCGTACAACATCACCGCCGTCTCTCACCATGTAAGAGGTGATCTGGGTGTGCCCTAAAACCGTCATGCGACACCTAACCTCGCAGGTACCGTCATTGAAGTAATGAACTTCCCGGCTTTCGGGGTCTTCGGTAAATTCCCATGTGTATTCTGGGAAGTTGTCCATCATGAGTACGTGCGCGTTCATCCAAGACACAGCGGGAAACTTTTCCCCGCTTATCGTTTCGGACTCAGTGCAGTGTGGTTTTATGTTTACAGCAGAAAGGGTTGCCCATATGTGGGCTTTAGAAGTCTTGTCCATGTCGCATATCCGTGTAGTAAATCAATAGATTCACCACGAAGTTTACGCTTGCAAATGAGTTTGTCAATTACTAGATGGATTTGGACTGTCTTTTCCTATTAATTTTGCGACCACATCGTCACATTCTTTTACATGTATCGATGGATTATCTTCAATAAATTTCCGGATTAGTTTGAATAAAGCCTCGTCCGTGAGTTTCTCTTTTCCCATTCTTCCGATCCTTGGTCTGGTTATTTAGCCAAAAAAGTCTTTAGATTTTCCATAAACGACTCAAGCGATTGCTCGTCAGACTCGCCCATTAGGACGAGAGCGGCCATCTGCTTAGCGCTCAAATCGATATTGTATTTATTTTCAAAGTTTTTACATCTGTGAATGAGTTCAGATAGTCTAGATTCTGAGATGAAAGCGCCTCTTGATTTTCCGGTCGACCATTCGTAGAAGTCTAAACCGAATTCATCTGCGAATTTTATTCCCGTTTGGATATTTTTTGGAAGGCTACCCTTCAGCCAAGCATCCGCGGTTGCGTTGCTACAGCCGGTCTTTCTAGCAATTTCAGAGGCTCGCCCCCAAGCTGCGACTCCGCGTTTTGTTAGTTGTTCGTTTAGGTATTCCGATCGCTTCTGATTGTCATAGTGCATTTAGCTCATCCGTGTGAAGTTTTTTT